GATCGGGACATCTGCCAACTCAGCTGGTCGCAAACGCAGCCCGTGTACATCGCATAGCGCGGCACCTCCGGCATGCCCGTCTCGATCGCCATGCTTGGAAGCGACCAGTTGCCCGACTGGAACGTGTGGGTCTTCGGTGTCGTGCCAGTGGTCGTGGGACCTCCGAAGGCCGCCTTCAACCAGAGGCCAAAGTTCTCAACATCGATCGGCACCACGACATCACCATCCGCCGTGACCGCATCCTTGATCGGGGCCAGCGGATCGCGCCCCTGGCCCAAGAGCTCCGAGGCGATCAGGGGCTGCTCGGACCCTAACGTGGTGCTGGCAAAGGGCACCGTGCGGAACCCTGTGGTGGGCGCAGTGCCATAAACCGTCTCAAACGCCAGCGCCATTTGCGCCCGCGCCCCATGGGCTCGTGCCATTGTATTCTCCTATCGCGATTGAGGGTCAGGCCAGCGGGTTGGCTGTTGAATAGTGCAACGTGATCGGAATGATCCCAGCCTTCAGAGACGCAGCCCCTTCAATGGCGAGATCGACAGGCTCGGGCGCATCGGGTTCAACCCAGTCGCATAGCCCCCGGAGCGTCTGGTCGGCAGCCAGCACTGCCCCAACCTGTGCTGCAAGCGCATCGAACAGACCATCCCGTGCTGAGGCGCTTTGCACGATCATCTCAAGCTCCGCCTTGTGCTGGTAATGATACATGAGCGGCGACAGCGTCACGCTCGGCTCGCCCGGGTTGCCGTCGCGTAAGATCATCAGCCCTGCGGGTGGGATGCGTTCAGGTAAGACCTCGCCGCGCAGAACCGGCACATGCGGGATCGTGCGCAACAGATCCGCCAAGGCGGTGAGGATGGTTTCGCGGGGGGTGGGCATGATTGAACTAATCCGGTTAGGTTATCTTTAGCCAATTCTTGGGGGGCACCTTGTCCATTTCGAATCCAATCATCCGACACTGGTCGCAACTTAACGGCAGCGTTCATCCCTTGGACGAATCCGTGCTTGCGGCAAACAAACACTGCTTTAACTTGGACTACCCACCGCCCGCGTTTATAGGTGACATCATCAACGCGCCCGTTATCTTGCTTGATGCAAATGGTGGTTATGATCCTGTCGTGACGCCAACCGAATTTGCAGATCTTGGCTCTACCGACCGCTTTCTTGACCTTCTCCGAAACCCGCGTGCCTTACACCCGGGGCTGATCGCTCCGTACTACGGTGCGCGAAATTTTGCAGAACTGATCGCGGCAGGGGAACTCGCCCTAGTTAACGCAGTCGCATACCGATCCAGATCGATATCTCGCGAACCTGACAACCGCCGCGTGGCAGAACTGCTTCCATCCACTGTGATTCATCGCGCTTGGTTGCGAGATGTTATCATTCCGGCAGCTTCCCGAGGGGAGCGTCTGGTTATTGCCCATCGAACAAGGCTCTGGCGTATCAAGCGGTCGGAGCCGAATATAACTGGTGTGGTATTCACAACTAACCCAGTCTCGGCAGATATGAGCCGTGCAACACTGGCAGAAATCCGCGCTTTTCTCGACCAACGAGTTTAAGCTGGTCAAAATGATTGAAGCCCGATCAATAGGTGATCAGCGGGTCTCCAGCCAATTCACCACGATCAGCCCCGGTATCGCTGCCTGCGCCCGTTCGGCGTCCCGCGCCAGAGACAGCCGTTTGGCGAGTTTCACCTGGGGCACCAAGAGGAAAATCGGCACAGTGCTCTGGCCGCGCCCGGTCTTGGACCGTGATGCCACGCCCAGCCCACGGCTATTCAGCCGCCCATCAGCCACGAGCAAGCTTGGACCGTTTCGCCGATAGACAAAGCGCAGGCGCAGACCACGCCGCCTTTCCCATTCGCCGGGCGTGAGCGCCTTGCCGCGCGTGCCCTTACCGGCCGCTGGCGTTGGGATGGCAAGCCAGAAGCCGTCTTTCGACCTAATCAAGGGTCCCGTGTCATGCGCGCCGATGATCACCGGCGCGTTTGACCAAATTAAGGCCGCTGCATTCAGGCTTGGCCGACCTTTCGGATAGTCTTGCGAGCGAATGGTCCGCGCCAACCGCGTCCCGAGCCCGACGCCCGTGATCTGCCCGCGCCAATCAGTCTTGAGACTGAGGGCTGCGCCACGAACAGCATCTGAGACGGCTTTTTCCCCTGCGAGGAACTCGGCCCGCATGTCGGCCGCAATACTACTGGAGATCTCAAGGCGAAGTTTCACGCTGGTGCCGCCTCAATGGTCCAGATCAGGCGATCCCGATCCCGGATTGGCTCACCCTGGATCAGGAAGGTCTCATCCCCGATGAGGATCTGCTCGTCTGGGCGGGGCGCGGGAAGCTGAGAGACGCGCACATCGAAGCGCATGGTCTCTGACACCAGACGCGCGGCCCCAAATGTGGTCACATCATCATTACGACGCATGATGACGCGGATCCGGGTGAACTGCCCTTCGCTGTCACGATGCCAGGCCTCGTGGGCGAGGTTCGGATCAGCGAAGAGCAGATCAAGGGCCAGGGCAAAGGCCGTCATGTCTCAGCGGCCTCAGTTCGAGCTGAAGATCCGGATGGCCAGCCGCGGGCGCTTGTTGACCGGCAAGATCGAAGCCTCGGTCATGAGATCGATCCAGCGCCCCTTGGTGTCCATCATCTGCCGCGCGTAAAGCGGCAGACCCACGGTGTTGGCCGTCTCCAGCAAGTTGGCCGGCCCGCCATAGGTGGTGAAGGTGTCGAAGGTCCCAAGCGGGAAGGCGATGCCCTCGCCCGCGGGGATCAGGCGTTCCGAGGTGCCGTTCGAAAGCGTGACCGAGCCGTTGTATTCCTCGAACAGGATACCTGCGAATGGAAAGGCGCGCCGCATGTCCTCGCGCAGGGGCTGGCCGCCGGTGGCGGAGAAGAACTTGTAGGCTTCCTCGGTCTTGGGGTGGCTGATCAGCTTGTCGAAGAATTCGGAACTGACGAGTGCATGCGCCGTGGTCATGGTCTCGCCCAGAAGGCTGTCCTCGATCCCGCGCAGGACCGTCCTGACCTTGCCCTGCACATTCGTTCCGGCCGTGCCAAAGACGAAGTCGACCGAGATCTGCTCGAGGCCAAACTCAGTGAAGTAGTTGTAGAGTGTGGTGCCCGCGCCGTCCTTCACGATGCCGCGGAGCGCGTTCATCTCCATGTATTCGCGGGTCTGGGCATGCTTGCGGCGCATCAACGTCAGCTTGCGGTTCATCACCTCGACAAGCGGGTCGGCTGCGTCCGACAGGCCCAGCGCGGGCATGCCCTGGATATCGGCGGGCAGGATCACATCGTCATGCGGGATCCAAGGGAGAGCGAAGCTGCGCATCGAGCGCTGCTCGCGCGTGCCGACAGTGGCAGGCGCGCCTAGCGGGACCGAGGGCAGCAGGCTCAAGACGCCTTGGCGCTGTTCGATCACGATCGAACGCTGGGTGACGCCTTCAAAGCGGAAGAGGCCGATCTGGCCGAGACGGGTGTAGAGGTTGGGCAGGATGTTGATGGCCTGCGTCATCTCGGCGAGCGAATAGCCGCCCGCGTCAAACGGGTTGCGGGTGATGGTCATGGGGAACTCCGGGGAAAGGGGTGATGCGCAGCTGCGCGAGTGGGATCAGGGGCCGATCAATCGGATCAGGCGGCGTCGCGTGGGACGATGCCGATCGCTGTCAGCTGGGCGTGCTTGGCGGCCTTCTTGGCTGCGTCATCAACACTGGCGTCGAACACGAGCGCGGCTTTTGAGACGATGGCGGGGCCGCGCAGGACGACGATGCCGGTCGTATCAGCCGCTGTCGCGTCCACGTCGTAAAGCAGGACAGCGGCCGCGTTCTGCGCGCCGTCGGTACCAGTGGCGGTGCTGAGCTTCATCTTGCCGCTGGCGGTGATGCGACCAAGAACAGCGCCAACGGCGTAGCTGGTGCCGGCCAGCAGCGTGACGGTCTCGCGGGTGAAGTTGTGGTTCAGCTCGTATTTTAGGACGTCGCCCATCGTGGGCGGTTGGGTCAGCACGGACATGGGCAATCTCCGAAGATGTGGGGGTCAAAAAGAAATCCCCCGCCGGGGAGGAGCGGCGGGGGATCAGGTGGGCGGTGCAGAAATCAGGAAAAGCGGCTCAGCCCCTGGTGCCCGCCGAAGCAGCCTTCTTTGCGGCCGCCACAATCGGACTTTCCGCGGATTTTGGCAGGACGGGCGAAGGTGGGGCCGCGACGATGTCGCGCGCATCTGCCGCTGCGGCGGCCCGCTGCAGGACAAGCTTGCGCAGGGCCTCCGGGGCCGTGCCCTGGCGGAGCGCCTTCGCCGCGTCAATCGCGATGCCGAGCCGGCCTGCTTGCGCTGCGATTTCCGCGATCTCCGCTGCCGACTCTCGCAACTGTGCCGAGAGCTCTGCGAGATTGCTGGGCGCTGGGGCAACAGCCTCTGGTGGCTGCGATGCTGCCGAGGCCTGGGTTGACGTGGATGATGGCGCAATGGCGGCATTGGTTTCGCCCTCTGCAGTGTCCGTCACATCAGCGTCGGTGTCCTGCGGGCTGTCGTCGGGCTGGTTCTCTTGGGCCATGAGTGCCTCCTGTTTGGGCTGAGGAAGGGATGCGCGTCGCGCGCGGAAGGATGAAAGTGGTGGGGGGCTGGACAGCATCTGGCGAAAGCCGGCAAAGCCGCGCGCCAGATCTGTGACTTCATCGGCGAGGCCTGCGGCGACGGCATCCGTCCCGCGATAGGTCGCGGCCTCGGTCACCAGCGCCGCTTCCTGGCTCAGCCGACCGG